GATCAATTTAGATTTAAACTGCTCTGACGTTACATATTTATAACCAAAGTAACTTCCTCCTACAAGTGAAGTTACCATTAAGAAAGAAATAATGCTTAAAACATTAGCTATTTTTTGAAACATGATTAAAGAAGCATTTTTTAAGGCGTTAATGCCTGTCACTATTATAACGTTTATGGCAATTCTGGCCTTGGCACCTCTTTATCTGACTATGGGTTTTATGACTAGACAAATGACAACTGAAACTAAGTAACTAAATATTTTAGCTAGGTTCTGTAGGCCAAGTAATATTAAATGGATCTGATTGTGTTGGTATATCTCGTAATGCTTGCCTATAAGTTTTCCAAGCATCTGCCAAGGTTAGATCACTACTTGCTCTCCAATCTGTAGCTTGTAATAAATTATTTCTCATGTTTCTAACTGCTACCCATTTAGCGTTAGTAAGTGTAGTTTGTTCATCTGTGGTTGTAGATTCTACTTTTACACTGTAAGCTTTTCCACCTTCAACATAGGCATCTACATTAGATAGTTTTTGTGTTGGCTCTGTGTAGCTAAGAGTTTGTACAAGTTCAACTACATTATTTGCACTTAAGAAATCTGCATTTGGCCCTGCAATACTAAAACTTGTATTTGGGAATAGTTGTTGGATAGTGCCAGTGCTTTTTACAGTAGTACCATCAATAATTGCATAGTTCATAATAGTAGTTTAATTGTTAAAACCCAAAACGGGATTTTTGAGCATTATATTGACCTGAAACTTCAGCAGCAGTTAAAGCTTTATCATATCCTCTGATTACACCCCAACCGCCTTGGCTAGTAAAAAAGCGTTCATCAGCAGAAAATAAAGCATTTTGTTCATGTCTACTGTTAACACTTCTACCTATAGGCCCATATATTAACGTTCCATTTCTATATATATTAACATCATTGCTATCATATGTAGCGATAATTTGTTGCCAACCTGTTGTATCGCCCGCAGTACTCGCAGTATATGTCAAATTTGCATTTGGAGTATTATCGTTAATGTCTACATAGTTAGTCTGAGCACTATTTCTATCAGAAGTTCCAAAACCATATTCACTTATTTCACAAGCTGATCCTGTTCCATCATCATTAATTATTAATGACATACGGTGTGTATTTCCTCCAAAGGTATAAGATATACCACAATAATCATAAAAAGCATGGCTAGTAGCAGTACCCGCAGCAAATACTCCAGCGCTAGAATTTGGACTTGTTATTCTTGAAGTTCCACCTGTATTAGCAGTATTAGGTAATTGAAAATCACTGATAAACTCTAAAGTATATGGAGCAAATACGTTGTTGGTGACTCCCCAAAAAGAGGAGAGAGTGAAAGCAGTATTTCTAAAAAATAAAGGATGAGTGAAATAAGGACCAGCAGCTATACCACTCATACCTACTCCAGCACCAGCTGAGTTAGAAGCCTCTAAGTAACCACCCTTATTGGAATTAAAGGAATGTGAATTATTACCAGTGTTGTAGTTTTGGATAGTAGCGTGATGTCCATTACTAGACAAGTCTGTGACTGTCGAGTTAGTTCTATTCCAACAATTAGTATCTCCAAAATCCCAATGTAAAAGAGCACCAGTAACTATTGCTCCACCGCCACCAGAATTACCTGCAGCAGCACGTAGTTTATGTGCTCGCATTAACCTAAATCTCCAACAGTTGCACCATATAATGTGCTTCCAACTTTAAATAATTCAATAGCTGTTGGTGTGGCACCTCCTAATGTAGGAGCAGAACCTCCTACCCAAGTCATGGTAGGCCAAGTCATCGTATAAGCAGAACCACTGGCAGTAACTATAAGAAGCATTGATTGGCCTGTAGTGAGACTATCAGTTGCAGTTCTGTTAGCTCCTAATGTCCAAGTTTGAATCATTCCATTAATAGGATCAAGGGCAACAGAAGAAGCATCTGTTATTGCAAAAACAGTTTCAGTTATTTCTTTTTGAAAAATAACTTCTGCTGAAAAAGTACCCCCAGTTAAGGGCATTTTTGTTGAATCAGCTACAGTTATAGCTGCTGAACCATCAAAGTTAACACCATTAATAGCTCTTGGAGTTGTTAATGTTGCAGCGGAACCTGTTGTATTTTGATTTAATGTATCAACTGAAAATGTAGTCCCAGAAAGACTTAAGCCAGTACCAGCAGAGTAAGTTGTATTTGTATCTGTAGGTGTTGCGAAGCTTAAACCACCATTAGAATCTGTCTTTAAGAAACCACCGTTTACAATACTGGATGGTAAAGTCAACGTATAGTTTTGTGCTGCACTATGAGGTGGTGATGCAATTTTTACACCATGATTATTATTTGAACAATTAAGTTTTATTGTTCCAACAGTACCACTAGTTGTACCATCACCTTTAACTTCTACAACACCTGCGCCGTTTGGATTGAGAACAATATTACCGTCAGTTGTGCTTGTATTAATTTCACTGCCTTGAACATCTAAGTTACCACCTAGCTGTGGCGTAGTGTCGTTAACTACATCGCTTAAACCACTACTAGGTAGGTTTGTTAAGTTAGCTCCACTTATAGCAGGTAAAGCACCAGTTATATTTGCTGCTGGTATTGCGGTTAAGTTTGCTGCTGAAGCTGCTGGTAGTGTAGCTGGAAATCTAGCATCTGGAATTGTTCCAGCGTTTAAATTTGAAGCATCACCTGCTGTAAAACCTCCTGAAGTACCTGTAGTATTTTGGTTTAAAGTTGCTATTCTTGCTGCTGCTATTGTCCCAGAGGCAATATTACTTCCATTTAAAGCTGTAAGATTTACTCCGCTTGCAGTTGGTAGTGTTGCAGGGAATCTAGCATCTGGTATTGTTCCAGAACTTAAATTAGCTGCGTTTAAAGCTGAACCGTCAATATATCCAGCACCATTAGTAATAGCATTATTATTAAGAGATATATTTGCTGAACCGTCAAAACTAACACCAGCAATAGTACGAGGAGTAGCAAGGGTCGCTGCTGTGGTAGAAGTAATTCCAGTTAAATTAGCACCACTTATAGCTGGTAATGTACCAGTAATATTAGCAGCAGGTATAGAAGTTAAATTAGCTGCACTTATAGCCGGTAAAGTAGCAGGAAATCTAGCATCAGGTATTGTGCCTGAGATTAAATTAGATGCGTTTAAACCTGTTAGTGGAACACTAATCGTATTAGTGGAAACCCATTCTAGACCTGTTGCAGTGCTGCTATTAGCTTTTAATATATAACCATTTGTACCAACAGGTAAAGCTGAAGGGTCGCCAGAGCCATCTCCAACCAACAGTTCACCTTTACCATCAAGGTCACTGTTTAGTACTGCATCAATAGAAGATGTTAGTCCATTTAACTTAGAATGATCTGCGTCAGTAAAAACATTACTATCAGTTGCAGCTTCTACTGCTGCTCTGATCTCTGCGTTTGTCTGATCTGAAGTAGCACTATCTTCTATGGCATTTATCTTGTCAGTAAATTCTTGAAGACCAAATAAGAGTTGTTCGGTATTAGTATCTAAATCTGTTTCAGTAAGAACAGAACCATCTTGAAAGTCTACTTTCTTAGCACTAATATTAGTATCTCTTTTAATAACAATAGCTGCTCCGTTTGCAGGTTCATTACCAGAAGTAAATGTTATTTGAGTACCGCTAGTGAAAGTATATTTAACACCTAAAGCTTGTAATGTTCCATTGACAGTGACATCTACGTCAGACTGTTCTAGATAATCAAAACTAATAGCATAAGGTCCAGCAGTAGCACCAGAAGAAGGGGCAGTATGGTTAGTAAATGATGTTGCTGTGTTGGTAGCCATGATTAAAAGGAACTGTTACTAAATGTACCTAGATTAAGTTTTTCAAACTCTTCTAGCAATATATCATTGTATCTAATATTTTTGTTTTCTACTGCATTTATTCTTTTTTCTATGTCTGTTTCTGTCATTTCAGTTTGCATATACTCTATCATACCTGCTTTTATAAATTTGGTATTTATTTTTGATAATGATTGGAATATTTCTTCTGATGCTCTTTGCCCTTCTTCGCTTTGTAATCCAAAATTTTTAATAATACTTCTTCGTGATTGTATATATGGATCATCTATTTCTGCATTAATAGCTTCTTTTATATTCATAGTTTTACCTTTATATTTTAGTTCTACAAGGTTTGTAATTTTTTTCAAAGTATTATATTCATTTCTATCTAATTTTTTTGGTATAAAATCTGCTGATTTTAAATTAGGTAAAACTGATCCTCTTATAACATCTGGGGGTGGAGGTAGCATTTTACCTATTTCAGCCTGTACATCAAGAACTAAAAAGTTTTGACTTTCTCCTATAGGTCTATTGTATATAAATTGCAAAAGACCTCCTTCTTTTCGTGGATAAGTTACAACATTATTAGTTATATGTTCTACTTGTGAAGGTAATTTACCCCCTGCATTTAAAGGTACGATTTCTTTAAACATTTTATCTACTGTATTTTCAAGAGCTTGAATTATAAAATTTGCTTTATTAAAATCTTCGTCACTATATGGCAAGCTTTCATTAGCACCATCTCCTGAATATGTCTTTGAATCACGTTTTATAAATTTTCTTAATTGTGTAGGGTCGTCTGTTGATTCAAACAAGGCTTTAGCATCTTCTTCAGAAAATCCCATTGTTTCTTTTATAGCAGCAGGTACTCTTGCAAGTTTTTTAAACAAACTTGAATATGGGAAGTTAACAGATACTTGCCTACCAATATAATCTAGAAATTTTTTGTCTTGATATTTTAAACCTTCATCTATACCTTGTTCACTTATTCGTCCACCTGCTGAAAGTATTTTCAATAACTCTGATATTTGACTTGTGTATGTTTTACCAAACATATTACGACCAACAAAAGCAAACCAAGTTCCTACATATTCTGCTACTCCTTGAGCATCAAGTTCGCCTTCGTATAACCAAGGTTGCATTTCTGCAAAATCTAACCAAGTTCTTACTAAAGAAGCTAGTGGATCAGGTATAAATTCAAGACTCTTATAAATATATACAGGCTTACCATTTTTTAATTTAGGATCGCCATTCTCGTCATACTGTAAAACAGCTTTACTATAAGGTCGCCAACCATTTTTATACATAGAAATCCATTGTGAAGCACCTTCTTTTGTATAAAAATTAGGACCACCACCTGTTAAAAACTCTTTTTTATATTCGTCATCTCCATCTTCAAATTGTTTATTAGTCATAAATAACATTAAAGTGCCAAGTGCAGCACCCATTCTTATTTGACCATTTGCTTGTTGACGTACATAAGGGTCTGGACTATTCAAGTCAGCAACCATATCAGGTAGAAGTGCTTGGTTTACTACATTTATGTTTACTCTCTTTCCATTTGGTAATGTAACTTGTATTGGTAAATTTACTATTGGCAAGTATCTTGCAGTTTCTAAAAACATATTAGTTGGAGTTCTTGTAAATTTAAAATAAAATCTAACTGCTGGATTGTTTATAGCTGCATCATTTATAAACTTTGCACCTTGACCAAAATAACTATCTGTTCTTATGTCTTGAGTAAAGGTAATAGTCTTGCCAACATTTTTTGCTCTTGTAAGTATTCTTTGTATTACTGCGTCAGTTGGTTGAAGGACTCCATCTTCTATTCTTCCTAGCTGTCCTTCTTGCCCTTTTAATAAATAAGATATAACACCATCTACAGTTCCTTTTATATATTTTGTTAAATCTTCTCCTTCTAAATTTCTACCAATACCTTCATAGAAAGCTTCAAACGCAGTAGCAGCAATAATATTAGGTGCTTGTACTAAAGCGTCATTTGCTGTCATCAACCTACTAGGTAATCTTATAACCCTTCCAAATTCGTCATAAGCTCTTAAGGGCCAGAAACTAGAATCCGAAGATATAATAAATCGTTGACCTGTATCTCCTTTTATACTTCCAACATTTATAAAGTTGTCTTCCATATCCCATGATCTTTTCCAAGCTTGTACACCAAAATCTAAGTTATAAAATAAATAAGACATATATTGTTGGGCTGCCCTTAATTCGGTAACACTACTAGCACCTGCAAAATTATTCATTGCTTTCATAAATGTCATCATTGCACCAGAATATAAGTTTATTGCTTGTGTATTAGGACCAGACAAAACAGCGTTAATACCAATCTCATTTAAAATTCTTGCACCTTTGTCTAATCCTTTTATAAGTGAAGTAGATATAGCATCTTGATTTTGTATTGCAACAAGTTTTCTAGGATCACCACTTGCTGCTTTTAAAGTAACTGCTGCTTGATTTAACTTTGAATAATCTCCTGTTTTTGTGGCTTCTTCTAAAGCTTCTGTAAGTCTAGTTTTTAATAATTGATTTCTTGATATTGCATCATCAATATCTATTTGTAACTCAGGTACTTTAGCAGTAGCAGCAGCTTTCTCAGCAGGTGTCATACCTGTAATTTCTTCAACTGTCTTACCTTCTATACCTTGCTCTGGCTTCATACCAAAAGACTTAACAGTTCTACCTGCTTGTGTTCTTAGTGGCAGACCTAGTGTTAACCATTCTTCTACATCTGTTAGTGATTCAAATAGGTCATCAATACTTTTTTGTATCTTTGCAGAATCTTTGGTTTTAATAAGATCCATCATTATTTGGTTCTTATTAGCTACGTTCTCCGTTGCTAGTGTTATAACTTGTGCAACTGCAAAGTTTAAAGAATCACTAGGAACTAAGTTATAAAGTTTTGCATACATTTCTGCATATTCTTTTATCGCACTTGTATTAGCTAATGAAACAACTCCTTTATTAAACATACCTAAACCTTCAAGTCTTGTCTGTACTTGACTCTTAGAACCTACAAAAACATTTTCATCTTTTAACTGTCTAATTATTGCTTCTACTAACTCTTGCTGTCTTGGTTTAAATTCTTTAATAAATTTAACTGATTGAGGATTTTTTGTAAGATCTCCTAAGTTTTGTTTCTTGCCAGTAATACTTGTTTGCACTTCTTGAGAGTACTTAGCATCAGCAGGTACTTCTATTGTTAGTCCTACTGTGTTACCTTGACCTGCTTTTGCGTTACCTGTTTTATCAATAACTATCTGTTTTATTTTTTCATGTATGTTAGTTCCATGTTGTCTTATTTCTTGTTCGGTAAAACCTTGAGTAATAAAACTTTCTAAAATTTTATCTGCATACTTTGGTGGTTTTGTTTTTTTGTATCTTAGATACCAAGACATCTTATCAAAATCAGATTGAAAAACTATTGGTGCATCTCCATAGTTAGGCTTTGTATTTTTAAATTGATTAGGCATTATATATGTTCTGACAGAACCATCTATAGGTTTTGTATTTGTTTGACTACTTGTACCAGACCCTTCGTTTTTTAACTTTTCACCAATATTGTTGTAGTCTTCTCCTTTACTTTGTATATCATT